ATTAGGTTTATTGACATCTGCAACTGACTACGATGGAACGTTCACTAATCCAGTTGACAAAATTATAGATGCATCGTTTGGACAAATTCCAACAGAGACGAATGACTTTTATCAGCCAACGAACGTGATTTTGCATCCACGTGATGTTGTTAAAATTGGATTGAACAAAGCGACTGGTTCAGGCGAATACGATTTGCCACAAAACAGCGTTGCATTTGCACAAGGTAGATTACAGATTGCTGGACTTGACACCGTTCCGACAACTTCAATCACGGCGGACAATTTCTTGGCATTAGACAGAAACGCTGTAATGTTTGTTCGTAGAATGAACCCAGAAATTAGAATGTTTGAAGACGCTACCTTAGCTAAACAAAACAAAGTGATGTTTAGAGTTGAGGAGAGAGTTGCACAGGTTATCTTCAATACCGATGCAATTGTTACAGGAACATTAACTGCTGAGGCTGAAGAATAATATGAAAATTGCTTAAATAACATGTAGGGGGGGGCAACCCTCCTTACTTTAAACTTTAACAAATATGGCAAAGATAAAATACAACATTAAATTATGGGCTGATACAGCAACTAATTTGGCAACAGATACAACTGTTTATAAGGAAAATGACTTCATTTTCGCAACTGATTCAGGTGTTCTTAAAAAAGGTGACGGCGTGAAGACTTATGCAAATTTAGGCTCAATAGGTACAGTTGCAGCATGGAAGGATATAGCCGGTAAACCAGCAACATTTAAACCGAGTGCACATGACCATGCAGTTGAGGACATCACCGATTGGCCCACAACATTTCCACCCGCAGCGCACGATCACGCAGTTGTTGAGGATGAAGAAAGTGGACTGGAGGCAGCCGACACGATTCAAGAACTTGCAGAGGCGTTAAGTGCAAGGATAGCGGATTTGGATGACAGATTATCACTAATAGAAGAAGCACCTGAAGAATGAAAATTATATTGACTAAAGATATACAACTCGGGAAAAAGGGAGATACTGTTAGTGTCTCCCAGCCGAGAGGTAATTATCTAATTAGAATGGGCGTAGCTAAAAAGCACGTAGCCAAGGTGGAGGTTGAACAAGAAGAAAAAGAAGAAAAAGAAGAAAAACCGAAACCGAAAAAGGAAACCAAGCCGAAAACGAAAACTAAAAAATAACTGTAATGATTACACTTGTAGAGGTAAAGAAATATATGAGTCTTGATTTTGACGATTACGACTCAATGCTTGAGAGGATGTTAGATGCTTCAATTGATAGAGCAAAAACTCTGACAGGGCTTGATAGCGATAATTTCAATGCAGATGTTAAGCTTGCAATAATGAAAGATGTTGCGTTTGCCTTTGAAAATCGAGGTAGCAACTCTCAGATAAATACCGATACACTTGCAACTTACAGGAGGAATAGTTTGCGACCAATATTTTAAAATTAGATAGTCATGTTGAAGTTAGGAGATTTAGACCAGAAGATTGAGTTTTTTGAGGAACAGTCAACACAAGACGATTCAGGAAACTATGTTGTGACGAACGTTTCTGTGTTGAAAACCTTTGCAAAAATCGAGCAATTGAGACAAAGTAGGAAGTTGGAGGATGCTCAATTGAAGTTTCCGGCAACCTATGATGTTACAATTTTAAATCGTGAGGGCTTTTTTCCTAACACCAACATGGTTGTTAAGTGGCGAAATAACACTTATAACATTACCTCAACACCCGAAATTGACGATGTGAGGGTTCAAAAGTTTTACAGTTTTATAATCAGTAAATAAAATGAAGAACAAAACTGTTATTCAAAACACTTTGACATATGACCTTAACGGTTATAAGGAGGAGGTTATTGCGAAAACGAAACAATTCATTCAACAACTGATTTTTAAAACTAACATTGAAGCTACACGAGACGCACCTTCGTTTGTTTCGATTGGTAATGAATTTAAGGATAAGGGCTTGACAGGAAGAGTTGGGGTTTTAGGACAGCAGACAGTTCCAAAAAACCAGAGCGACCCTGCAAATTTGGCTGCTTACGTTGAATTCGGTACAGGTTTATCGGCAGCTCAAATTTTGGCACCTTATCCTCAATGGGTGAAGGATATTGCTTACGAATATTATGTAAGTGGAAAAGGAACATTAATTGGTAAACCTTATTTATTCAACAACTTTTTAAAGAACATTGAAACATTTGAGCGTGATTTAAATGCACTGCTTGAAAAAGAATTTAAAAAATAATGGACGTTACAAAAGAAATAAGGACGAGATATTTTCAAGCACTAAAGGGCTTGACATATCAGGGTGTTGAAATTCCTATATTTGTGGGTTTTTTGGATGATTCGGCTTCACTACCAAAAATTAATGGGGGTGGAGTTTATGGTGAAGTTTATATCGTAATCCAAGACCAACAAGCGTACGACTCTGCAACGCAGCCTTATTGCACTTATAACGTAACATCCGATATTACAATTCGAGTTGTTTCAAAATTCACTAAAAAAGGAACTACCTCAATAGTTGAGGATATAGCAATGGAGATAGATAATCGAATAAGGGGTACGATTAAAAAAAGAGATGAAAATGTTATAGGTGTTGGAAAGATTAGGCTTTCAGTCAACAGACTGTTAATTGAAAATTCTGACACTCACACATCTTATTCAAAGGTATTAATTTATCAAAATGATTTATATTTAACAAACAACTAAAAAAACAAATACAATGGCAGAAAGAATTTACGTAAAAGGACACACAGGCATACTTTCAGTTAAAGATTCTAAATCTTACAAGCCTTTAGTGTGTTTAACAAGCACATCAGTTGACAGGAGTGTAAACACTTCAGAGATGGTTAATTATTGTACACAGGGCGAAACTATAACTCAAATAGACAGCATTTCACGTTCAGTCAGCTTTGAAGCTATCATAGTGGATGAAACTGATTTAGGAACAAACGAAAGTGGTTACAATGATTTAGTTGCGATAATGGAAACTAAAAAGAGTCACACCTTCAAAATCGAGGGGAGAGATGGTGATCAATATTTCACCGCTATAATCACAAGTTTGTCCGACACTTTTCCTGGAGACGGTAACGCTACTTTTTCGGGAACAATGACAGTTCAGGGCGAATTTTCAGCAACCGAGCCAGGAGCGACAGGAGATTAATCAATTAAAACAAAAATCGAATTATGTTTGAAACGAAAATTAAATTTAAAGGCAAAGAGAAGACGATAAAGTTCGGCTCGTGGGTAGTTGGAGAAGTCGCAAAGATTGCGAGAAAAGGTGAAGAGGCGGGCTTTGAAACCTTTGCGAGTATTATATTTTATGGCTTGATTTGGGGCGAGAAATTATACTCAAATTTTACAGCAGGAGAAAAGCTTCCGTTTGACATTTTCGATTGCTACGATTGGATTGATGAGGTTGGAGGGATAAATTCAGAAGAGTTTAAACGCATCCAAAACCTTTGGGAGAAGCATACTGACCTGTATGTTCCGAAATCAGACAAAAAAAAAGTATCGGAAACGTTGAAAGTGAAGTAGAATTTGACTGGAATGCGGACGTGGTAGCTTTTGCCTGTGGGGAGCTTGGTTTGAGATTAGAGGAATTTCTCGATATGCCCTGGTGTGAATTTTTAATTAAATCTTATGCTTACAGCAGAATGCAAGAAGAGAAGTTAAGACACACAAGACTAATAGCTTACAGTGCTCAAATCGGAAGCCATCTGGACCCGAAGAAGCTACCACGTTCGATTGACCAGTTTATGCCAATTGGAGGTGAGAAAAATGCGAGAAAATCAAATAAAAATGCTAATTTTGATGATATGAAGGAGCTATTTAAAAAGCGCATGCAGGAATACAGAAGTCAACAAATTAACTAACACGAACAGCAAATGAGTTTCGTAGCGCAAATAACGGCAGACATTAGCAATTTTGATAAGAACATCAAAAAAGCAGTTGATATTGCAGATAGCTCAACAAAAAAAATGCAAGCCCAATTTGACAGGTTGGGTGATTCATTCGTAAAGATTGGAGCAAAAGCAAGTATATTATCGACTGCTATTGTTGGCGCAACGGTCGGGCTTGTCAAAATGGGCATTAGCGCAGGGGATGCTTCGGCTGAAATCAACAACCTTTCAACAGCCACAAGTCTTTCAACTGATGTTATTCAAGAATTAGCTTATGTTGCCACTGCTTCAAATTCATCATTCGAGGGTTTGCAACGCTCAATGGATTCTTTTCAAAGACGATTGAAAACAGTTGGAGAAGAAGGTAGCAGAGTTAATGAGATGCTTGGGAAGTTGGGCGTTTCCACGACAGATGCGAGCGGAAATGTTAGGAGCATGGACGATGTTTTATTGGATACGTTCAATAAACTGGGCGACATGGAAGAGGGACTTGCGAAAAATGCTATCGGGACGGAGTTGTTTGGAAGGAGTTGGAATGAAGTAGCTTTAATTGTTTCAAGTGGCTCAAAAGGAATTGCAGAATTAAGAGAAGAAGCGCATAAACTCGGTTTAGTTTTAGACGAAAACACACTTCAAAGCTCGGACGATTTCTCAACAGCGATGGAGCTTGTCAGATTTCAGATTGATAAATTGAAAACAAAGATAGGCGCAAGCTTTGTACCAATTTTGCAGGAATCAGTTTTGCCTTTACTTCAAGAAAAAATAATTCCAGCAGTAAGTAGGTTTGCAGATTTTATCGCTCAATTATCAGAAAAATTCAACGCTTTAAGTCCATCAACAAAAAATGCTATTTTCGCAATAACTGGAATAGCAGCAGCAGCTGGACCGTTGTTATTGAGCTTAGGTGGAATAATTAAAATTTTGCCTTTGGTTAGAGCAGGATTTACAGCCGTAACTGGACCGATTGGAATTGCCATCGCTGCAATCGCAGGTGCTGCGATTTTAGTCGTTAAAAACTGGGATTCGATAAAAGAATATTTTACAAGCGGTGGAGGCGCAGAATTATTTGAAAGTATCAAAAAACTATTTATAACAGTTAAAGATGTTGTTTCGGATGTATTTTCTGAAATAAAAAGAACGATAACCACGATTTGGAATGCTATTGGCGACACGGTTACAAAGGTGTGGGGAAATACATTTGACACAATTGTTACAACTATAACTGTCGCAGTTGATATTGTTAGAGGTGTGTTGAATACACTTATAAGCTTACTGAAAGGAGATTTTTCGGGAGCATTGGAAAGCATCAAAACATTAGCAAAAGATGTTTTTGATGGATTTAAAAGGATAGTATTCAATTCGCTTTCCTCAATGACCTCCGCCTTATCAGAATTTTTCTCATTTTTGGGATTAAATAGCTTAGCAGATACATTTGCGGATTGGTCGGAAAAGATAAAGCCATCGACTGAAAAAATAGTTGAGGATATTCAAACGGTTGATAACACTATGAAGAAATTTATTCAATGGTTAGCAAAGATATTTAAAGCAGAAATTACTGTTGAGAAAGAGGAGATTACCGAAGCATTAGATATTTTTCAGAGCGGCACAATCGCCGAAGCAATTAGAGCCACTTCAAATGAAATTAAGGTTTTAGGTGATTATTTAAAAGATTTACGAGCAGGCAAAGTTGTAGTTGCAAATGTTCACGATGAAATTGTTAGAGTTGAGGAACGTTTAAACACTCTAAACACAGCCTTAAATACTTTGACTGGCGACAGAGAACTGAATATCAAAGTAAAAACAGATAGTGCCTTAGATATATTTAAAGATACTGATTTCGGAAGCGATGCGGGTTTGGTTGTTCCCATAATTCCACAAATTGACACCTCATTGTTAAAAGACATGATGGGTGATTTAAGCGAAGGCATACGAATAATAACCATTGATTTAGCATCAATGCTAAGCTCAACATTAACGGATATATTCGGAGCGGTAAGCAATGCCATAATGGACGGTGATAGCGTGATAGATGCGTTAGGAGCATCACTTTTAGGTACACTCGGAGGTATAATGGTTCAGCTGGGGAAGATGGTTATTACGACAGGTGAAGCCATTGAAGCCGTTAAAGCTGCGTTAGTCGGTGGTGGTGGTATCGGAGCGATAGCGGCAGGAGTTGCATTAATTGCAATTGGCTCAGCATTTTCAGCAGGCGCAAGGAAATTAAGTCAGTCAATAGGCAGTGGCGGTGGTGGTTATTCCTCCGCACCGTCAATGCAAAACACACAACCAACGCTTGGTCATTCTGAATACAGGGGTCCTTATCGAGATGACTTCAAAGTTGAATTTAGAATCGGAAGCAATGAGCTTGTTGGGGTTTTAGATACCGCAGAACAAAGACGAAATAGATTAGGATAACATGATTTGGAGATTAACATATTGCAACAAAAAAGGTGTAGAAGCCAGGGTTGATATCATTAAAAGTGGTAGTACATCTGTTGAAATTGTGGAGGGTTCAGCCAATCCATTTACTCTATCTTACAAACTGGATAAAAACGACAAGTCTGGGCATATAATGACCTCATCGGCAGATATCGAATTTTTTGAAACTGAAGAGTTTAATATAGATAAATTAAAAACGTCAAACGAAACGGAACTAAAAGTTGAATACTTTGAGGACAATGTTTTAACGTGGTCGGGCTTTATTTTACCTGACTTTTTTTCAAGAGAGATAGGTTCTCCGAATATTGTCCGAATGACTGCAAGCGATAGGCTTACAGCACTTAAAGGGGTAACATTGAGCGATTTGCCTGCAAAAGTATCATTAAGAAATTTAATCGAATTAAGTTTAGAGCAAACAGGTTTAACACTTAGTCTTGCATCACAAATTAATATTAATCAAGGATCAACAAATATTTTAGATTCTGAAGTATTAAGTCAACGATTGACCGATACAAGAGGTCGTTCGATTAGTTGTTATGACATTCTGATGTCAATAATGGTTGCAACAAATTCAACTATTCGGCAGAGAAAAGGGCAATGGCAAGTCTATAATAAATTAGAACATGAATTAAGAGCACCAACTATCTTTTTTGACAAAGTTGAAAGAGGTGCAATAAGAACAATTCAACCGGTTGCATCGAGCGTTGGGGTTTATCAAGAGTTTGGGGGCAGGCGGTTGCATCCTGATAACTATGATTTTTCAGAAGGTAACACTGGATGGGTTGCGAGCGGTGGATTTCCGTTCACAATTGCAACCAATCAGATTGTAGGGTACACAAGAGTTAACAATGTGTGGACGGTTAATTTCGGCGATACCGATAAAAGCCGTATGCAGATAAATAAGATATACGAGGGCGCGTTCAGCAACACAGACCTGATAGCATACGTCAGCAATACGTTCCCCGTGATCACTGAATCCGATACGAGTGTCAATGTCGAGATAGACATCAGCGTGACAGGCAGGCCGAGGACGACAGCTAGGGCGATAGTAATTGCCGATAATGGAACGAATAAGTTAGCGTTCAACCCGTCGCAGGGGGCTTTTGAGCCGTACGACCCGCAGCGATATGACATTATGGGACATTCTGTATTCTTCATAAACCTAACGCCACAGGGCGAATATTTGGGTAATGAAAAATATAACGCAGCTACAAAATCCATCAAGTATAGTGCGACGTTGGAGGCAACGGCAGTACAGGATTATAGCATAAGTATAAGGTTCTACGGGACAGACTCATATAATGCTCGTGTCATCCCTATTTTTGTAAACTTCGCTTCGATAAGATTTAGTAACACAGAAGAAGCTCCGAAGGGAAACATCTTCAAAACAACGCAGGGGGCAAATTATACAAAATTACATGATGTTGAAACAGTTATTTTTGGCGACTATATAACAAGTGGTTTAAACGGTTATTTCTATAATTACCCAATTGACGAAACCTCAAATTTATATTTACCAAGTGGAGAGCTTTCATCTCCAACATGGGTTACTGCATTTGACCCAACTGAACGACCTTTACTGCATCACATTTCAAGGCAGAAAAGTCGCTTGTTTAGCGTTGCACATGATATTTTAAAGGCAAATATTAGCGTGGAATCTTTTGACCCGTTAGCAATTTTTCAAGATTGCAGGGATAGAAAATATGTTGTTGTTTCCGCAAGCTTTGATTTTTTAAGGTCGGAAGCAGATGTTGAGCTGGAGCAAATTGCATATGACAACACGATTTTAAAAAGAGATTTTATTTACAGCTACTTCGGTGAAGGTGAAAGCAATATAAAATCAATCGGAGGTATTGCAGGTGGCGGAGGTAGCACAGGCGGTGGTGGAATGACCTCCGGACAGCTGGAAATGTTGACAAATTTAGCCAACTGGTGGAAGTTGGATGAAGATAATGACGCCATTTATTCAGAAAAAAGTGTTTATTCTTTAAAGGGCGTTTCGGCACTTGGATATAATGATGATGGTGGTGGAGGTTCAGGCGGTGGAGTTGACATGCTCGATTCTTGGGCGAATTATACATCAGAGAAAGCCGATTATTACGCACCTGCAAGCCTTTTAGTACCTTTCAGGAATGATACGTTAAGCAGGTTGGCATCACTTGAAGCAGGTGGGGGGGCAATCGATATTGATATTGCAACAACTGGTTCAGGAAATGCAGTTACAGGTGTTTCAAAATCTGGAAATACTTTGACTTTTGCAAAAGGAAGTACATTTTCTTTATCAAACCATAATCATAATACTTTATACAAGCCAATTGGCTATGTGCCATCATGGGGAGAGGTAACAGGAAAACCAACGACTTTTACACCAAGTGCTCATACGCACAGCGCAAGTGACATAACATCAGGTACACTTACTATTGCACGAATACCGACAGGCACAACGGGTACAACGGTTGCATTAGGCAATGACAGCAGGATAGCTAACGGACAAACAGCGTATGGTTGGGGCAACCACGCATCAGCTGGTTATGCTTTAAATTCAGCTTTGAGTGGGTACGTTCCTACCACAAGAACAATTACAGCAGGCAATGGGTTAACAGGCGGAGGAACCTTATCAGCCAATAGAACTTTAACATTGGGTACTCCATCTAACATAACTTTATCATCTACAAATTCTGTTACATCATCTTCACACACTCACGCAATCACAACTACAACGGTTGGGTTAGCTAATACAATAGTTGCAACAGATGCGAGCGGTGGAGTTCGAGGTAATATTATCAGAATTGGTGGCGATTGGACGCTTGAATTATCAGGCACAGAACTCGTTTTTAAGTATCAAAACGTAATCAAACAAAGAATGTTATCAGACGGTACAATTTTAGCCACAGGTGGAGTAACAGCATTAAGCACTTAAAAATTACAAAATAAATGTTATATTTACACTTAAAATAAAACAACACTATGAAGAAATTAATTAAATGGTTAGCAAAGATTTTCAAAGCAGAAATTACTGTTGAGAAAATTGTGTATAAGGATAAGATTATCTACAAAGACAAAATTGTTGAAGTTGAGAAATTAATTTCACTTGATGGGGAAATTGATGGAGATGTGACTGTTAAAGGCGATTTGCTTGTG